CGCCAATGTTTATTGGGTATTCCGTGCGTGATGTTAGTGCGGCACTAACAAAGGGGGCTTCGGCCCCCTTCTTATCTTGGAGATGGAAATGAATTGTAAGAGAGACGAAGAGGACGGTTGGTTGCCTGATGAAGAGTACAGTGTGTCTCAGGCAATTATTTTATCCGCTATCCTGTTATCCCTTGCCATCTTGGTGGGGTCAGTTCCGTGGCTATGATACCAGTTCCGAGGGGCAACACGGATGACGAACGGGGCGAGATACAAAAGCGATTAGATGACAACGTGTGTTCTTGGTGTATGAGTACGTTGAGACTGGTTGAAGACACATACGTGGCTGATAGACGTAGGATAACGCGCCAGTGCGAGAAGTGTAGCAATGTAGTTGTGGATCATTTTAAGTTTGGAGGAAAGCATGGCGATGACACCGGAAGCGAAAGTTAAAAAGAAAGTAGCGGCACACCTAAAGACGTTAGGTGCTTACTACTTCTACCCCGTCACAGGGGGCTACGGTAAGAGTGGTGTACCTGACATTATTGGATGTCATGAGGGTAGATTTTTTGGTATCGAATGTAAGGCCGGGAAAAACAAACCTACGCCCTTACAAGAAAAGAACTTAACAGACATAAAAACTAGCGGCGGCATAAGTCTAGTCATCAACGAAGACAATATAGATGACGTGTTGATTTATGTTGGTGGTCAGAACCGTGACCCGCGACAGTTTGAGTTTGATTTTGAAGCGTCAGAGGCACGTCACGATGACGTGTTGATCTATGAAAAAACAACGAACTGAACGAGAGTGGACCATCATTGCCGTGGAGTGTGAGACTGCTTATCTACTTGCGCCGTGGTATTCACCAATGCGCCTGTTTTTCTTTTTAGGTAAGAAGTACGCCAGACGAAAGGCTGAACTAATAGGAGAAGCCAATGAAAAATAAACACGGACACACACCACAAGAGGCAGCCCGTGCACAGGTCCTCGACATGATTGAGGCACTCGCCCGATCAGACGAAGATCACAGTCAATACGTCGAGACACCATCGTTTAACGTCTCAAAGCGTAAACAACTTGCACGGTTGTACTACAAACTGGGCCATCAGTGGAAGTTTGATCTCGGGGCAACTTTGGAAACGTAGGAGAATTTAGGAATGAACAAGTCTATTGATGAACAAATAAAAGAGCTTAGGGAAGCTCTTGCAGGAACAATGATGAAAGCGACTGGACTGAAGTTGATTCACACAGGGATTAAGGCAGGGGACATGGAACTCGTCAAAACTGGGTGGGAGATGCAAGAGGGCTTGTATGACGACCTCAGCAAGGCGATAGGTGTTCTTAATGGAGAATAACGGAGAACAGTGATGGGAGACGTAATTGATATAACCGAGAGGTTGGCCCGTAAAAAGCAGGGGACACTACCTAACAAGTTAGCCGTTCGTGGGTTAAAGAATTTGTACGTAACGGCGAATTGCGAAGATTACTTGCATGACTACTTTGGGGACAAAGAGGACGCGAGGGAATTCATGCTTAACTGCATGATGCGCTTTATCCGTAACGACTTTGGGGCGTTAGGCCAAGAAGATATAGAGGGTAACTGGCACAGTATGGAGAACGGCGGGACGGTGACAGGATGTTACCCGTTTGACGAACGGCAGTTTTTAGGGGAAGAGGCCATTGAAGATACATCAGAGCTTCAGATGTGGATGGTGCTTGATTCAGACGGGCAGACATTGACTATGCTGGTGGAAGAGGATTGTTAAATTTGGGGTAGTTTGCATCAGGCGAGTGTGAGCGTCAGGTGTTGTTGTCTTTAGACGACTCCGTACGAGAAATAGGTCGAATGAAGTGGTCGCCCCAGTTACTTGACACGGCCCAATTCGACCGACTCACACACTCATTTTTTAGAAAGGAGAACTATATGGACGATTTTGAAGTTAAGTTGTTAAAGAAAAACTCATCCTCTAAAGCCGAGGGGGAAAGAATATCCCTTCTTGAAGAGGCAATCGAACTCACTAGTGGAAGCCGCAACGCCGATTACGGTGACCCATACGACAACCACAATCTGATAGCCAATATTGCTACGCTTACCACAGGTAAAGAACTTACCGCTTATGACATCGTCCTTGTGCAGATGGCTACCAAGTTGGCACGGATGAGAGTCACTCGGTCGAAGCGTGACCATTATGTTGATCTCGCGGCATACACAGGCATTGCCTACGAGTGTCTGCCACCAGAGGATTCAGATTGATGGATTTAATTACGGTAGATTTTGAAACGTATTACGACAAGGATTATTCCCTGTCTAAATTAACTACTGAGGAGTACATACGTGATCCCCGATTTGAGGTGATCGGCGTGGGTATTAAGGTGAACAATGAAGGAACTCAATGGGCAAGTGGAACCCACGACGAACTTAGGCGGTATCTACACAGCTTCCGCTGGTCAGAAAGTATGGTACTTGCTCACAACACTATGTTTGATGGTGCCATTTTGTCTTGGTTGTTTGATGTTCATCCTCGCGTGTATACCGATACTTTGTGTATCGCCCGTGCTGTTCATGGCGTGGAAGTTGGTGGCAGTCTCAGGGCACTATCTGAAAGATATTCAATCGGTGTTAAAGGCACCGAGGTTCTAAATGCTTTAGGTAAACGTCGAGCGGACTTTAATGATGAAGAACTGTCTGTGTACGGCGACTACTGCATAAATGATGTCGAGCTAACACACAAGCTATTTAATATCTTTTTGCGCAAGGGCTTTCCTAAGCAAGAACTTAGGATAATAGACCTGACCTTGCGTATGTTTACGGAGCCGTGCTTAGAACTGGACATCGGTTTACTTGAACAGCATCTGGAAGACACAAGAGAGCGGAAAGACCAACTCCTTGAGCATGCGGGTGTGTGTAAAGATGATCTTATGTCCAACCCCAAGTTTGCTGAGATGCTCCGAGGCTTGGGTGTCACTCCGCCAACAAAGACCAGTTTGACTACGGGTAAGGAAACCTTTGCCTTTGCGAAAAATGATGAGGCTTTCAAAGCATTAGCCGATCATGAGGATGACCGAGTGCAATCCGTAGTTGCGGCACGTTTGGGCACAAAAAGTACCCTTGAGGAAACACGTACTAACAGGTTTATAGATATAGGTAAACGTGGAACTCTCCCGGTACCAGTAAGGTATTACGCCGCGCATACTGGGCGATGGGGTGGTGACGATAAGATCAACATGCAGAACTTACCTAGCCGTGGGCTGAATGGTAAAAAGTTAAAGCGCAGCATTCTCGCGCCAGAGGGCTACACGTTGATCGACGCCGATAGCGCACAGATAGAAGCGCGTGTACTTGCGTGGCTTGCAGAGCAAGGCGACCTGACTCAGGCGTTCGCCAACAAAGAAGATGTGTACAAGATTATGGCATCCGCTATCTATCAGGTACCTGTGCATAAGATAGATAAGGACCAACGCTTTGTCGGTAAGACTACCATCCTTGGCGCAGGTTACGGCATGGGAGCCGTGAGGTTCCAAGCACAGCTAAAGACGTTTGGGTTTGATATGAAACTAGACGAAGCTCGTCGTGTTATTAACGTCTATCGAGAGTCGAATGCGGATATCCATCGGCTATGGCGCAACTGTCAAGACATGCTCAAACACATGGTCAATGGCGACAGTGTACCAATTGGTAAAGACGGGGTGCTGGAAGTGTTGGGATCGGAACGTGGTGTCCTGCTTCCGTCAGGTTTAGTACTGCGCTATGACGACTTATCAGTTGAAACCGACGACAGGGGATTACAATACAGTTATAGGACACGCCGTGGGCGCACCAGAATATATGGTGGGAAGGTTACTGAAAATGTGTGTCAGGCGATAGCACGTTGTATTATTGGTGAGCAGATGCTACAAATCAGTAAGAAATGTCGCATCGTGCTAACTGTGCATGACTCGATTGTTGTTTGTGCGAAAGACGATGAAGTCGATGAAACACAGGCGTATGTCGAGCAATGTATGCGTTGGGTACCAGCATGGGCAGAAGGTCTCCCCATTGATTGCGAAAGTGGGATAGGTAAATCGTACGGGGATTGTGAGTGAGTGTGGCACCGTGGTCATTTAGCAAGATTAAGGCATTTGAGCAATGCCCCAAACAGTTCTATCACGAAAAGATATTGAAGGAGTATCCGTTCGTTGAGACTGAAGCTATCAGATACGGCAACGCATTCCACAAAAGCGCCGAGCACTACGTTAAGGACGGTACCCCACTACCTGATAAGTTTACGTATGCTCAACCAGTGCTTGATTCTTTGCAAGCAAAACAAGGGGTCAAGCTGTGTGAACAAAAGATGGGGATCACAGAAGACCTTGAACCATGCGGTTTTTATGACAGTAACGTGTGGTTTCGCGGTATCGCAGATTTACTGATCCTCGATACGGAAAATCAAACAGCGTGGGTGATTGATTATAAGACTGGTAAGAATGCACGGTACGCAGACAAAGGTCAGCTAGAACTGATGGCGCTATCGGTGTTTACACATTATCCCGACATCAAGAAGGTCAGGGGTGGACTAGTCTTTGTGGTCAGTAACGACCTTATAAGAGATACCTATACTGCATGGGTAGATGAGTTTGAACTGTGGCGCAAGTGGTCAGGTAAATACAACGCCATGAAGATTGCAGAACGTGAGAATGTTTGGAACCCACGCCCTAACGGATTGTGCAAACGCCACTGTCCAGTAACTGTATGTCCTCATAATGGGAGCAACTAATGCCATACAAGAACCCCAAAGATCGGCCTAAACAAAAGAATAAGCCTGTCGGGAGTAAAGAATTTAAGGCACGTATGGAACGTCAACGTGCTCGAAGAAAGATAGATAAGACGGGTAAAGACGCCAACAAAAATGGGAAAGCCGATAAGCGAGAGGGTAAAGACGTGGCGCACAAGAAGCCATTATCGCGTGGCGGTTCCAACAAAGATGGCGTCACGGTGCAGAGTCGTCGCCGTAATCGTGCGGCAGGTGGGGCTTTGAGCAAAGGGCGTAAGAAACGACGTTAGTGCCACACTAACACCACGCCGTACGGCGTTGCGATGGGAGAAGAGTTGTGCAGATATTGGAAAATAAGGCGCTTTTGTTACGCCTGAAAAATCCAAACAAAGTTACGAAAGTTGTTGAGAAGAGCCGACAACTACCGGATAACCAAGTAGTTGTGAACTGGGGGATAGACGAAGCGCATATCCTCAAGAACCTAAACATCAACGTGCCATCCCCGATAGAGGGACAGTACAAGTGGTCTGGCCGAT